CCGTGGATATATTTCTCCATATTTCATTACAAATACTGAAAATGGTAGTTGTGTGTTGGAAAATGCCAGAATCATAGTATGTGACAAGAACATCGCAACTGTTAAGGAAGTGATACCAATTCTTGAGAAATTAAACAGAGAAACTGACCGTAATATTTTATTAATTGCCGATGATGTACAAGCTGAAGCTCTCGCTACATTAGTAGTTAATAAGTTAAATGGTGTTCTTAAAATTGTTGCTGTTAAATCTCCTGCATATGGGGATGTAAGAAAGGAAATGTTGCAAGATATTGCGATATTAACAAATGCAACAGTGATTAGTTCAGAAACTGGTATTAAACTGGAAGAAGCACCTACATCAGTAGTAGGACGTGCTGGTAGAGTTGTAGTAAACAAAGATACCACTACTATAATTGATGGTAAAGGTGATTTGGAAAAAATTGCTGATAGAATAAATACGATTAAAAAATTAATTCTCACCACCGATTCCGATTATGATAAAGAAAAATTGCAGGAAAGACTTGCTAAATTATCAGGCGGTGTTGGAGTAATCAAGATAGGTGCTAGCACTGAACTCGAGATGAAAGAGAAGAAAATGCGTATTGAAGATGCACTAAATGCAACTAAAGCAGCAGTTCAGGAAGGTATCGTTCCAGGTGGAGGTGTTTCATACATAAGGTCTCTTAAAGTTCTTGAGAATCTAAAATCTGAAAATGAGGATATCAATACTGGTATTAATATTATCAGAAAATCATTGGAGGAACCTCTCCGTAAGATAGTATCCAATTGCGGTCTTGACTCATCGATTGTGGTTGAAAAAGTTAAGTCGTGTGAAGGATATTTTGGATTCAATGCACTCACCGAAGTATACGAAGATTTACTCAAGGCGGGTGTCATCGATCCTACAAAGGTAGCCAGAACTGCGTTAGAAAATGCAGCCTCGGTTGCAGGATTGTTGTTAACTACCGAGGCAGTAGTTTACGAAAATGTTGAAGATCAGAAAGATAATCAACAGCAGCAAATGCCTCAATACTAATTAATTGCGGGGGAGTTAACTCCCCCACTTTTTTATATAATCATCTGTGAAGTTTGGATGGGTGATTAGTAACATGGAGAATTTTAATGGATATCAGTAGAAATATATTAAGTGATGTTGCGATATATATGAAATATGCAAAATATATACCGGAATTTGATAGGAGAGAAACTTGGGTTGAGATTGTATATAGAAATATGTTTATGCATATTGAGAAATTTAAACATATCGACGGTATGGAAGATGAAATTCGGGAAGCATATAAATTGGTTTTTGAAAAGAAAATATTACCATCTATGCGAAGCCTTCAGTTTGCTGGAAAACCTATAGATGTTAACCCAACAAGGCTATACAACTGCTCTTTCCTTCCAATTGATGATTGGAGAGCATTTTCAGAGGTAATTTTTTTATTATTATCTGGGTGTGGTGTTGGATATAGTGTTCAATTTCATCATATAGATAAATTACCTGAAATTCGCAAACCAATAAAAAATAAAAGATATTTGATTGGTGATTCGATAGAAGGATGGGCAGATTCTATCAGAGCACTTATAAAAGCCTATTTAGTAGGAGGTCCTAAACCTTTATTTGATTTTAGAGATATACGACCTAAAGGATCCCGTCTTATAACTAGCGGTGGGAAGGCCCCTGGACATGAGCCATTAAAGGAATGTCTATTTCAGATTGAAAAAATATTAGATAGAAAAGAGGATGGTGACAAATTAACTCCGTTCGAAGCGCATTTGATATTATGCCATGAGGCAGATGCGGTATTAGCAGGTGGTATACGTAGAGCGGCTATGATTTCATTGTTTTCGTTTGATGACGATGAAATGCTGACGTGTAAATTTGGTAACTGGTGGGAAACTAATCCAGAACTAGCAAGAGCTAACAATTCCGCTGTAATTGTTAGAAACCGAATAGAAAAAGAAGAATTTATGAATTTGTGGGAAAAGATAAAAGCATCCCGTTCTGGTGAACCTGGATTTTTCTTTACAAATGATATTGAATGGGGTTTAAATCCGTGTGCAGAGGTGAGTTTACGAGCATTTCAATTCTGTAATTTGGTTACTATGAATGCAAGTATAGTAAATTCACAAGAAGAGTTAAATGAGTTTGCTAGAGCTGCATCATTTATAGCCACATTACAAGCAGCATATACAGATTTCCATTATTTACGAGATATCTGGAAAAAAACTACTGAAAAAGAAGCACTGATTGGTGTATCTATGACTGGTATTGCGTCTGGTAGATTAGATACTTTGAATATAAAAGAGGCATCTAAGATAGTATTGGATGAAAATGAGAGAGTTTCTAGAATAATCGGTATAAATAAGGCAGCTAGAAATACAGTGATAAAACCAGAGGGCACTACTAGTTTAGTACTCGGCACTAGTTCAGGAATACATCCTTGGCATGATGCGTATTATTTACGTAGAATACGGGTTGGGAAAAACGAGGCTATATATGCATATTTGTCACAGAATCATCCAGAATTATTGGAAGATGATTTCTTTAAACCAAATATACAGGCGATTATAACTGTACCACAATCTGCACCAAAAAATTCCGTTCTCAGACAAGATGAAAGTGCATTATCTTTATTGAATAAAGTTAAATATTTCCATGACGTCTGGATAAAACCTGGTCATCGGCGTGGTTCAAATAATAACAATGTGAGTGCAACTATTACTATAAAAGATGATGAATGGGATACTACAGGTGAATGGCTGTGGGAGAATAAAAAGTCATATACTGCATTGTCATTTTTACCTTATGATGACCATACATATGTTCAAGCCCCATTTGAAAGTATTTCTAAGGAAACATATGACGAATTAGTCAAGTCACTTACTGAACTTCATCTTGAAAATATACACGAATTATCAGATGATACCGATTTGCGTGGAGAATTGGCGTGTGCTGGTAATAATTGTGAAATACAATAAAGGAAAACTATGAAAAATAATAATATTTCTTCAACGAGCGACGTGTACACACACGTCGCTTATACTACTTATGCACCAGTGGATATTAAATTTACATATGTTGATTTGAGAAATGAGGTAGAACCCCCTAAACATCAAACAATATATTCTGCCGGTGCTGATATACGTTCATCTGAGAATGTGACTATACATCCAAATAAGACCGTGGTAGTTCGCACTAATTTGATAGTAGATTTACCGGTTGATTATTTTTTGGAGGTAAGAAGTCGTTCGGGACTAGCAGCTAAACATTCCGTGTTTGTATTGAACAGCCCAGGTACTATAGATGCTGATTATAAGGATGAGATAAAGATAATTTTACATAATGCAGGTGATTCTCCATTTGAAATACAAAAGGGGGATAGAATAGCACAAGTACTATTACGTAAGTATACACAATGTAATTTTATTAATAGTGACATAGATACTACTGTTAATAATAGGGGTGGTGGGTTCGGAAGTACTGGTGTTGAATAAAATTTAATATTTTTATATAATTATGTATATAAGTTGATCTGTAATTTTAGTTTTTTGGAGAATATTTAATGGCATTAAATCTTGATTATCTGAACGCCCATAGTCTGTTGTATAAGAAAAAAATGATACTTGAAGACAGGGACCCATCTACCGTTAAAAAACATTTTGAAAAAATGTTTGAATTAATAAATGGTATGACAGAATATCCTACTACAAACCAAATATCTCAATTAGGTAAACAAGCTACTAAAATTGCCAATGACTTGATAGCAAGATATGGTATGAATGCATCTGATATGGAGGATAACATACAACATGCTATAGATAATCTTCTTAAAATGCATAATTTCACTGCGGATGATGTTGAGTTAGTATATACGGAAGATGGTTCGATGGTATCCAATGTGAAATTTACTAGATTATTATTTTATGTTGGAAATAAAAATGTTAGAGGGTTCGATAGACCAGAACACGCAAATTATAATGGACAAATATATCCCGATGATAGGCATTCTTTATTTTTTCCTGATGAATCAATTGATGCGTCATTGGAATCATATGATGTGGGATCGGCAACTATTAGATTTAAATTGGATATGACATGTTTATTTAGCACTATACCGGGTGTTGCTCGATTATTTAAAAACCAAAAAATGTTAGTCGATATTGTTAGAAAGTCGTTGAAATCAAATAATATACCCGTATTTGAAAATAATGGGGATATTACAGTATCGTTGGGATTTGCTAATAAATATAATAAATCGATATTAAATACCAATATAAATAAACAACAAGATTTTCACAATGAAAAACACACAGGGGATGGATATACTCAACGAGATATGCGTCAATTGTTATCAGTATATGGTGGGCTAGAGAGTACATTTTATACACTGACTCGTCCTGAACTTAAACAACTTATCGGTCGTTTATCGGGTGAGATGCCGGGTGATAAGGAAAGACGATCAAAATCTACTAATTTTTCAAATGCACTTTTAAGAAAACCACGATTCGAATCTGTACAATTGGTCGAAGCTAGACAAGGTCAAGTTGCTTTAAAAAATTTACTTGCTATCATTGATGACCCCGATAGCCCATATCGGGCATTGACTTGGAACACATATAACTCTCTGAGAAATTATGTAGCGGACGGTAATGCTCGTATTATGGATAATTTGATGAAAGTCTTGAGACACAACAGAACTCAGAACAATATTGAATTGGCAAAAGAACAGATATTAATGACTATTAATGACAATCCTGAATTATTAAAAATGTTTCTTTCATTGATTCATTACAAAATGTTATGGAAGATCCTAAAACTACTCCAAAGGTGAGAAAACTGGTATCTATAGCATATAATGTAATTTTAGATATAAATAACAGCATGAGACATGTGGATAGTGATTATAACCCTCAACCATTTAATGTAGATGTTGCGGATAAGTTTATATCTGAGTTGGATAAGTTGGTAGCAAATGTAAAAGATAAAAATGCTATTGAGAAATCGGTAAAAGGGTTATTTTCGGATGAAGATGAATTTAAAAAATTGGCTACTAGTATCGAATTTTATGATTATCTGCGACAAGAATTGTACGAAAAAGATATAACAGAGCCAAAGAGAATTGCGGTGCACGCTGCATTAAATTCTATGTTCAATTTACGAAAAAAATTGACTAATGTGTTAAAGAAAAAAAAGGAATATTCCGATGAATATGAAAGTGAAAGACTTAAAAAAACACATATGTCAAAGGAAAATACAGCATCTGGGATATCCAATGTGGTGTCTAAAATACATAATAGATATTTACAAAAGATGACTACCAAACTACATCAGGTAGCAAAAAACAATGGGTATTTACTTAAGACATTCGACAACGCACTAGTTGACAGTGACACGGATGTCGCAAGTGGTTTATTTTGGGATGTAACATTTAAAATTCCAATTTATATATTGATAGATGTCTATAATGTGGATAGGGCTGAGTTGAAAAATTATGTGACGGGTGTTGATAATGATGTTGATGATGTTGATGATGTTGATGATGTTGATGATGTTGATATAGATGATAATGTATCTACTGACAAAAAAACTGCCACCAGTAAGAATCAATCACCTGTTATTGAAATAGATAAACCAGCAAAAAATACTAAGGAAGTTGTCGGTGAAGACGAGTTGCGGTCATTTTTTAAAAATTCTAAACTATTTAATGATACTGCTACTGTTGAGATTCGAAAATTTTTGGTGCAGACGGGTGGATTGTCTAGAAAAATACCTATCATCAGAGAAGCATATAGTTCTGTAAAAACCTTGATACGTAATATTTATGATTTAGTAGAATTTGTGCACTATATAAATGCAAATCATAAAGATTTGATTCAGGAGTACGCAAAATTATCAAAATCTGATTATTCCCCAGAATTTGCAGATCAACATTATTCATTAACACTGATGTTGCTTAGGCTTCACGAGTATATATCTATTTTATTTAAAACTTACAGAGATGTATTACGTAGTATGCCTAAATTTTTAAGTATGATGGATTCGGCAATTAGTAAATTAAAACAAAAATATCCAACTGAACTAAAAAATTTGGCGTATACACCGAATAGATTGAATCCCAATAACTTGGAAGATGTTTTAACATATATACACGATATTTCTACAATAGTGGATACAGTAACCACGGTATCCAATTTAAATGCTGAAAAGAAAATATATGTAACAAATTTACTACGTATTATATTGTCGTCTAATGTTCTTGATAGATTTAATTATATGAATCCAGGTGAATTATTTTCTAAAATAAATAATATTCAACGGGCACGGCATTTTTTGTATACGAAAAATACTCGTGAAAAGAAAGAAAAGCGTTTTGATAAAAATATCACTATTTTTGGTAACGAACCATCGTACACACTAGGTGGATTGTATTTAGATTTACAAATTGTGAACTCTATATTATCTAACAATGTTATGACTATAGAGGCGATTGACCCCGAGGCGTCATTAGTCACTGATGATACTGGTAATGCTATTATAAAAACAGTCACAAAAAAACCTCCAGTATGTTTGTTTGAGCCATATAGTGGTGGACCATATACTAACATAGATGAGGCGACCTTTACAACGCATCAGTTTAATCCAATTGATAATGTAGTAAAAGGTTTTTAAGTTTTAGAAACATAGTTATAATTTTTTTATTCTTCAAAAAATATAGGTTTTATGTATACAAATATTTATTACGAGAGAGATCCGTCGTATACTACAAATGGATATATTCATATTTGGGATGACCAATCTGGATATAAAAAATCTAGATACAATAGATACGGATATAAATTAGATCCAAAAGGTCAATATCTAACTATAAATAATAATCCGTGTAAAAAAGTAAGTTATTGGAAACAAGACGACTTAGAAAATGGTTATATATATGAGGGTGATATAAATCCCGAAGTTAGATATTTAGTTGACACATATACAAATGATGACGATATACCTACCGCACATCGTATTCTGTTTTTTGATATTGAGGTTGATACACAAAATTCATTCCCAGATCCAAAACAGGCACTGAATACTATAACATCCATCGGTTTCTATGATTCGTTTTTTAAAGAATATAATGTATATTTATTAGACACTGACAAAGAACTAATAGATGATGTATTGGAAAAAGATTCCATGAGTATTCATTTAAAAGTATTTGCTACTGAACAAGAGATGTTATCCGAATTTATTACATATTTTATAAATTTGAAGCCGACTATAATAACAAATTGGAATGGTGATAACTTCGATATTCCATATATTATAAATAGGATAGATAATTTATTTGGTGAGGATTTTCACAAAGTTTTAAGTCCTATTCGAGCGGTTGATTTTAACGAGCATCGTAACAGGTATTTTATAGCAGGAATTTCTTGTTTAGATTATATGGCATTATATAAAAAGTTTGACCCCAGTGAAAGAGAATCATATTCTTTGGATTTTATATCTCAACTTGAATTGGGTGAGGGTAAAATAAAATATGAGGGGTCGTTAAATAAGTTATACAAAGAAGATAAACAAAAATTCATAGAATATAACATAAATGACGTTGTTCTTATTAAGAAGTTGGATGACAAATTACAATATATAACATTAACTATGGGTATTTGTCACAAGTGTCATGTTAAGTATGAGGATATATTCTATTCGTCCAGATACATAGATGGGGCAATATTAACATATCTAAAACGAAAAGGTCGTATTGCGCCATCAAAGGTATCAACATCATATGATTCCAATAAAAACGATGACGATAAATTTTCCGGTGCGTATGTTAAGACACCAGTACCTGGGTTATATAAATGGTTGATTGATATAGATGCGACATCGTTATATCCATCGGTGATTAGAACCTTGAATATATCCCCAGAAACTAAATTCTTTAAAGTGTCTAATTGGGATGAATTGGTATTAAAATATAGCAGGGATGGTATGTTGTATATCAACGGTTCAAACATACCTAATGATCAGATGTTTATTCTAGATTTCGGTAATAATAGAACATATGATTTAGATAAAAACGATATCATTGAATTTTTAAAAACAGAAAATTTTGCGATTTCACAAAACGGAATTGGATATATAAACGACCAGGAAAATCATATGGGTATTATCCCGGAGATATTAACTATATGGTTTAATGAGAGAGTAGAATATAATAAAAAGGCGGCATCATTTGAATTTGGTTCATCTGATTATGTAAAGTTTGATAGACTACAGCACGTTCAAAAAATTCTATTGAATTCTGTATATGGAGTGTTAGGATTGCCTGTGTTTAGATATTATGATTTGGATAATGCTGAATCGGTTACTAAAACTGGGGTTGCACTTATAAAATTATCTGAGAAATTAGTTAACAAGTTTTTGAATAACAAATGCTCAACTACTAATGTTGACTATATAGTGTATATTGATACCGATAGTAATTTTATAAAAGTAGATACTGTGCTGGAGACATTATACCCGGATTTAGATTTTTCAGACAATGTAGCAGTATCAGCTAAAGTGTTGGAGTTGGCAGGTGAATTACAAATATACGTGAATACTATGCTGGAAAAATTTGCTAAAGATGTATTATTTACTAATGTAAATCACTTTAGTATGAAACAAGAACTTATCGCTAGGAGTGGTATATTTACGAGTAAAAAAAGATATGCACTCGCACTCATCAATAAAAAAGGTAAAATGGTAGATGAGTTGGAAATTAAAGGGTTGGATGTGGTGCGTTCGTCATTTCCTAAATTGTTTCGTATGTTCATGAAACAAATGATTCGAGATATTTTGAATATGAAAGATAAACAATATATCGATTCTACAATAAATGAATTATTAAATAACTTAAATGTAGAAAAAATTGTTGATATAGCAAGAACGACAAGTGTGAAGCAAGTAAGTAAATATTGCAATAACAAACATCATCCGTTTAATTTTAAGGTTAAAGGTACTCCAGTACATGTGAAGTCTGCGATAAATTATAATGATTATTTACGTCTTCACAATATGAATATCAAATACAAAATGATTGGGGATGGTGAAAAAATAAAATGGGTGTATTTAAAAAATAATCCATATAGAATAGAAACTATGGCATTACGTAATACAGAAGAAGATGCACCCGAAATACTTGAATTCATAACCGAATACATAGATCGTCGAAAAATGTTTAATGCCGAAATCGGTGGTAAGTTACAAGTTTTTTATGATACTATGGGTTGGGGACTTATTCCGACAGAACAATTTACAGATTTATTAGATTTTATAATGTAAGAGAGAAAAAATGAAAAAAGATGTTTTAATCAAATTTATACAATCATACTATATAGATTCGGATCTTAATTCTACTATTTGGAGTTTTAATAAAGATACCAATATATTGTGTGTAAAATATCAGACCCCAAACAAAATATTGTTGGGAAAATGTGAATTGTTTTTGGAAGATGTTTTCAGTGAAAATTTTGAAATTGGTGTATATGACACCGATAAATTATTGAAGTCTTTAAAAATATTATCCGATGACATAAATATAGCAGTGAATATGGTAAATAAGAAAATACCGAGATCGTTTACAATATCAGATAACAAATATGATATAGTATTTATGTTTTCGGATATATCCATAATAAATAAAATAACTGCACAAGTAACAGACAATAAAAATCCCGAAGATTACGCCGTTCAAATACATTTGGATATGGATGTAACCTCTGATTACGTTCGTGCCACCACGGCGTTCTCAGACGCCTTAAACACCTATATTATGACCAGTACTGACGGAGTTGTATTTAAGATTGCAAACTCGTTAGATAAATCATATAATAGTGTAACTATGAAATTGCGTGGAAAAATAAATTCTCCAGTTGATATGATAATTGATACTTCAATACTTAAAAAAATCTTTTTAGTGCATAAAAATGACACCGGGGTGTTATATATATCCAATAATGGCTCACAGAGATATACTAAAGTAGTGTTTACTGATGAGTATAATATAAATTCAGTTTATTTTTTGTCGAGTAAATAACTATGGAATTTATACAAAATGATGTGAACGAAATACTTCACAAAGTAAAAGAAAATCAAAATATGAATACGTTATGGGTTGAAAAATATAGACCTGTATATGTAAATGAATATGTTTGTACCGATGAATTAAAAAATAAGATACAACAATGGGTGGATAATCCAGATACTCTGGGACATTTGGTATTGTATGGTAAACCTGGGAGTGGAAAAACTTCATTGGCTAAATTATTAGTTAATAATATAGATTGTGATTATATCTATATAAATATGTCAGATGAAAATGGTATAGATACCGTTCGGGATAAGATAAAAAATTTCGTGACACAACTCGGATTCAGTACTCTAAAAGTTATTATCGCTGATGAATTTGATGGATCGACCGCAATGAGCCAAAATGCACTCCGTGGAATTATTGAACAGTTTAGTTCGTATTCTAGGTTTATTTTCACTGCAAATTCATACGATAAAATAATAGACCCTATAAAATCCAGGTGTCAGACAATAGAAATTACTGTTCCTAAAAAAACATTGATTGCTAAATGGATAGTTAATATTTTAAATTCTGAAAAGGTGACATATACAAATGATATTATTGCAGAATACATAAATCAATATTATCCGGATTTCAGAAAAATACTGAATGAAATACAATCTAACGTGGAGAATGGAAACTTAATTCGAAATAATTTTGTTTATAATAATATGGATTTACATAATAATATATTACAATTGTTGTGTTCAAAATCTGATAAATATTCTAAATTTACACAAATTAGAACTTTATTATCGCAGTCTAAAATAAAAGATTTCACAAATTTATATACTTATCTATATACAAACATAGAAAAGTTTTCAACAAAAGACAATATAGCAGACAATATAAAAATATTATCAGAAATGCTTTATAAATCAAATTTTTGCGCTGATAAAGAATTAAATATTTGTTCTACACTTATACAACTAATAGATAAAGGTTAATTATGCTACAATCTCAAGATCAATCAAATTTATCCCAAGAAGAACTCCAGTATGCTATGCAACAAGAACAGGCTGCCAGGATGAGACAACTGTTAAAACTCGCAACTGATATGGAATGTGAGGAATGTAAAAATACTACATTTTTAAAAGTGTCAAAAATAAAGGTAGTTTCCGGATTAATTGCAGGAACTGGGCAGGATATTATAATTCCAATTGAAGTCTTCGCATGCTCAGACTGTGGGCATATAAATTCACATTTTAGCAACAGAATTAGTGAAGCATCAGAAGAATAATGAAAAGTAAAAATGTATTCGATCACGCAAATCACATATTAAAATATCAGAATAGTGAATATTATAATATGTTAGATGAATCGGATAGGGCTACATTTTCTACATTTATGATTAATAGAATTTTATCCTTTGTGAAAAAATTCAATTTTATTTTAATACCGGCAATTTCGGAGATGGATGAAATCATAACCAAATCCAAATTGCCGCCAAATATTGCATATTTGTTATATATAAATAACATACCAAAAAGTAATCTGTATGAAATACAATATCAAAAATCAACCACATCGGAATCTAAATATACATCAGAATTAATAACCATGCTTTCTGAATATTTACAAATATCCAAGAATACTGCGATATCGTATTTGGACAAGTATTATAAAACTAATGATGGTAGATCATATGTGATTAAGATATTGGAATCCCACGGATTAGATAAAAAAGAAATACAAAAAATAATGAAATGTAAAACTAATGAATAAATTATATTTAGATTTGGACGGAGTACTCGTAGATTTGAATAGTAAATTTTACGATTACTATGATGATAAATTATCTACAGAATCCTGGGCGGAGTATGAAAGGCGAAAAGATTTTTACATCTTTACAAAAATATATGATACGACCGATGTATTTGATTTTTGGTCCACACTATCTCCTTTTGAAGGATATATGGATTTCGTTGATAAATGTATATCTATGTACGGGGTGGATAATATATCCATTCTATCAGCTGCTACAAAAGAGAAAAAAGCAGAATGTGCTTCTGGTAAATATGTTTGGTGTAAAAGATACCTTCCTATGATTAAAAACCTATTGTTCACAGAGCATCCTTCACATAAGAAAATGTATTCTAGACCGAATTATTTACTAATAGATGATTCGCAAAATAATATTATTCAGTGGGTCGGTGCTGGAGGGTTCGGTATTTTACATACGGACTATGATTCTTCGTTACGACAACTGGATATCATTCGTGGAGTTAATAATGAGTAATTTTAATAGATATATTAGTTATTCGCAATTGTCTATGTACAATTTATGTGAATACAAGTGGTATTTAGCATACATAAAAAAGATAAGTATGTTTCAAGACAATATACATCTTGTGTTTGGTACAAGTATGCATGATACACTTCAGTTATATTTTAGAACACATCTTGAAAAGGGTATTGATGAAGCGAATTCATTAGATTTGCGTTCTATACTCAAAGAAAGATTAAAATCTGTGTTTAAAGAATCACAAGAAAAATATGATAAACCACCGTGTACAATTGATGAGATAAAGGAAGCATATTTAGATGGAGTAGAGATAATAAACTATATAAAGGAAAACCCACTCGATATTACATTAGGTAATACATATGAATTTATCGGGGTAGAGTATCCAATACGAGTTCATCTGAATCCACATATATTGTTTACCGGTAACTTAGATTTTGTTTTCAAGGATACCAAAACTGATATTATATACATCAAAGATTTTAAAACATCCACTCGTGGATGGGATAAATGGCAATTGGATGATAAAACAAAAACTCAGCAATTATTGCTATATAAGAAATTTTATTCTGATGTACATAAGATTCCATTAGAAAAAATACATATCGAATATATAATATTAAAAAGAAAAGTGGAACTTCCAGATCAACCTAGAATTCAGTTATTCACCCCCAAAGAATCAGCTGGTATAATAATGAATTTGATAAAAAATGTTGATACTTTTGTATCTAGCTGTTTCAAAGATGCTAATTTTAATACTGATAAGGTGTACGCAAAAACCGCTACTAATAAGGCGTGTATGTTCTGTGACTACAACAATACAGAACATTGTGATGCACCAAATTTTAAATATAATAAGGATTAATAATGATGAAAAGACAATCCAGAATATCCAATGACGAACTCGAGTTAGTTGCACCTGACCAAAAACAAAAAATTAATTTTAATATAAAAATAGATGACGTTAATATTTATTTCTATGATGAAGTAACATCCGAAACAATATTATATCTCAATTCTGAATTAAAAAAATTAGAGACAAAATTACTAATGGAGTCTTTTAAACGAGATATGCCACCCGCACGCATTAATTTGTATGTTCAAAGTGACGGTGGTGATTTGTTAGCTAGTTTTTCTACGATGGATATAATAAAATCATTGAAAGTGCCAGTACATACGTATGTACACGGGTTGGCAGCATCTGCTGCTACTATGATAACGGTAGTCGGTGCACGCAGATTTATAACTCAAAATTCTAGTGTGTTAATTCATCAACTGCGTAGTGATTTATACGGAACGTATGAAAATCAAAAGGATATGATAGAAAGTAACGCTAAATTTATGAAAATGATGGTGGATGTATATCGGAAATATACGACCTTGTCGACAGAGATGCTTTCCGATATTTTAAAAAGAGATATAATATTGAATGCCAAAGAAGCTCTTAAGTATGGAATAGTGGACGAGATACAAAAATGAAGTCAGGGGTCGGGAGATATAATTTAAGAGTATATGCAAAGGATTATATTGAGTATAATCAGGAGAGCGAGTTATTCAGTTTGCTAGATGATATCTCAGATTTTGGAAATCCGGTAACAATATCTTTTTGGGACGTTACGGATGAGTTGTGTACCAAGTTTAATAATAAAATATTAATGGGATATGTGAAAATGTATCCCTCCATTTTATTCGAAATATATAATGCTGATAATTATTTTAGATTTGCTTGGTTTGATATGTTAAATTCCACTATGTGTACTAAATTTGACAGGTATAAGTTTAGATATTCATACAATACACAGGCATCATTTAAACAAGGATTTTCCAATTTCAAAGTATTATTAAATGCAGTTGGTAAGATGAATAATACAAATGAAGGATATACTAATTACAATGGCACAGAAAACTATAACAAAAATAGGAATATTCGGGTCAAGCACATTCCTGCAACAAAAAGCAATTAAAGATTTCATTTATAAGATTTCTCAAAATCATACGTGCGAATTCGTGAGTTTTTGGGAAGATAAAGAATTAGATGAAACTGTTAAAAATATATGTGAAAAATTCAGGGTTGAATATAAAACTATTATGCCGTTTCATTATCCGTATAGTGTTTATTGTGTAGAACCAAAATTTCTATATGGAAAAGAATACAGTCCTAGAAATTACTATGGTGCAGAATCCAGATTTTCTAAATATTGTAATTCCTTTGTATGTTTTAGATTCGGAGATACTGAAAATACAAAATTACTTAAATTAATTGATAAAATATCTAATAATAAAAAGAAATTATTGATAATTGATTGATTTTAGTCGCAAAAATTTTATAATTATATTTATACAAAAATAAAAGTTTTTTATAAAGAATAGGTAACATATGATAGACACCGCAGATTACATTCCTTCCGCACAGAGAAAAACTATATTGTTATTATCTGACGATTTGAGAACCCCGTCCGGAATAGGTACACAATCACATGAATTAGTAAAAGCAACTTGTCACCGATATAATTGGGTACAGATAGCTGCATTACAAAATCATCCTGATAAAGGAAAGATGTTAAATCTTTCAGAGGATTATAGTAGAATCACACACATAACAGATGCTAGTGTTATATTATTACCAAATGATGGGTATGGCGATTTTGTTCTGATGCGACAAATTATTAAAGGATTTAAAATAGATGCTATAATGATTTTCACGGATCCGAGATATTTTAAATGGTTATTTATGATTGAACATGAACTTCGTCAACAATTACCAATTTTATATTGGAATATTTGGGATAACCCACCGTATCCTATGTATAATAGAGCATATTATAAATCGTGTGATGCATTATTCGGAATATCTAAACAAACTGTAAATATAAACAAGCAAGTTTTGGGGGATGGTAATTATGTTGATATGGATGCTAACCAACCGTATGAACCAGGAAAACCATTGATAAAATATATTCCACATGGGATACCTGATGATATATTTAAACCATTACGTTCAGATGACAAGGAATTGGAAGAGTTAAAGAGAACCATTTTCGGCGACAGTGTCCCCCAAATTATATTTATGTATAATAACCGGAATATTAGACGAAAAATGCCACAAAATCTATTGGAAGCGTTTAATAAATTCGTATGTAGATTACCTGAAGATAAAAGACAGAGTGTTGCTCTAATAATGAAAACAGACCCGATAGACCCCAACGGTACAGATTTATTAGCAGTATATCGTGATGTGGTGAAAGATTCCCGTATCGTGTTTGTACCAGATAGAATATCACAATATCATATGAATTTGATGTATAATATCTGTGATGTTGTTGTAAATATTGCCAATGCAGAAGGATTTGGATTGGCTACGGCAGAAGCATTGATGGTAGGAAAACCAATAATTGCAACCGTAACGGGCGGACTACAGGATCAGATGAGTTTTGTAGATGAGAATGGTGAAAAAATAAAATTCGATGCCACATTCAATACTAACAGCGTAGGTAGATACACATCGTGTTCAGATTGGGCATTCCCGGTATTTCCTAAAATTAATACTTTAACCGGGTCACCCGAAACTCCATATATATACGATTCTTATGTAAGTAACGATGACGTAGCTGATGTTTTATATAATGTATATTCTCTTGGCAAAGATGAATTAGCACGTCGCGGTATATTGGCTAGATATTGGATGTTATCGAGTGATTCTATGATGAATACGACGGATTTGTCAAAAAATATGATAGCGGGTATCGATTTTGTTTTTGAAAATTGGAAACCACGTGCCCCATACACAATAGTTAAATTTTAAGAAGAGGTATAAATGGCAAGTTTAATAAAACCACTAATATTAATAATTGGACCTGTAGAGTCGTGTTCAGGATATGGTGCACATTCCAGGGATATTGCTAGAAGTGTTGTATCATTATATAAAGATACCCACGAAATATTGATACATTCAATTAATTGGGGAATATCACCTACTACAGCATTAAAATCTGGTGCATACCCAGAATTAACATCTAGAATAATAAATACTCAAATAAATAGACAACCGGATATTGTATTTTATATTAGTGTACCACAGGAATTCAACCCTATCGGTAAATTGAATGTAGGCATAACTGCAGGTACTGAAACTACGGTTGCACCATCAAACATGATAGAGGGTATGAACAGGATGCATTTTAATATAGTTCCATCCAATTTCAATAAGCAAGTTTTTACAGAAACAAATTATATGTTGGCTGATAAAAATACTAATATTCCGACTACTATGTTGAAATTGGAACGACCATTAGAAGTATTATTTGAGGGTGTTGATACTTCAGTCTATTATAAAATAGAAGAAAAATCATATAATCATAATATTTTACCTGAACTTGACACTATTCCTGAAGATTTTTTGTTTTTAATTAGTGGGCACTGGTTACAGGGAGAATTAGGTCACGATAGGAAAGATATTGGAATGGCGGTTAAAACGTTTTTGGAAGCATTTGCAAACCCCCCCACAAAGCCAGGGCTGTTACTTAAAGTGAGTGAAGGTACATACTCACACATGGATTTTGAAAGTATTGAACGTAAATTAAACTTTATAAAAAGTACAGTTCCATCTGATACATTACCTAACATATATCTTTTACATGGTGATTTAACTGATGAACAAATTAATCATATTTACAATCACCCCAAAGTAAAGGCTTTATACTCATTAACGCACGGGGAATCTTGGGGGAGACCTATACTAGAGTTTACGATGTCGGGAAAACCCGTGATTGTACCAGGATTTTCAGGTCAATTGGATTTTCTGGATAAAGAACTATCAGTTCTGTTACCTGGTCAACTTCAAGATATTCATCCGACCGCTGTAAACGAATTTTTAGTCGAAGGTTCCAAGTGGTTTATTGCAGATTATGAAATGGCTAAAAAATATCTAGTAGATGTTTATATGAGTTATTCCAAATATAAGAAAAATGCAACTAAACAAGGATATGATAACAAAGTTCATTTTAGTTTAGATAAGATGACCGCAAAATTAAAACAAATTATGGATAGATATAAACAAGATTCTCCAGAAGAATATGAATTACAGATTCCAGTGAAAAAAATTACACTCCCAACATTGAAACCGGTTAATACAGAGGTAAGTGATGCCAGATAAAAATTTTATAACGATATCGTATACTATTTTAACACATAACGAAGATGAATCTCTTAAAAGATTGTTAGATTTAATACTTTTGTATAAAGACCCCTACGATGAGATAGTAATAGTAGATGATTATTCCGATAATCCGAAAACTGTAGAAATATTGAATTGGGTAGAAACTGTCGGTAATGAAAAGGTACGAGTGTATAGGAGATATTTAGAGGGTGATTTTGCGAGCCAAAAGAACTTTGCTGCTGAACAATGTTTCAGTACTTATATATTTAATATTGATGCAGATGAAATGGTTACAGATAAGTTTATAAAATCTCTGAAAAATATGATTACCAGTAATTTGGATAAGAATGGTGAATATATTGAGGCATTTAAATTGCCAAGATTAAATACTGTAGACGGGCTATCTTTGAATCATCTTGTTCAGTGGAGATGGGTTACTCATAAGATACCCACTGAGATGTCGAAAAAAGTGTTGGACACCAGAAGTGAAGAATATAAGTTACTCGATTTTTATAAATTGATAATAGGTGAAGATGTTGTTGATGAAAAGAAAAATCTGAAAGAAGTTAGATTCTTTACTCCATTGATAAACTACCCGGATTTTCAGTATAGAATATATAAAAATAACAAGAAAATCAAATGGCAACATAAAGTACATGAAGTTCTTGTAAATTATAACACAACAGCTGCGTTTCCTGGGTTGCGGGATTATTCTATAATACATGCTAAAGGTATTGCTAAACAGGAACAACAGAATAATTTCTATAAAACCATAGTTCCATAGCAGTGAGTAAGATACATTTATTAGTGGAATACTATACTATAGATGTTCCCGACAGACAAGCCGAATTGGATTATTGTTTAATTCATAATATTCAAAATAAGAATATAGACTTTGTTCATATATTTGGACAAATTAATGTAGATGAGTCTATGTCGGACAGTAAGGTTATTGTTAATTATAGAGATAATAGAACTACCTACAGAGATTATTTTGAATATTCTATGACAATTCCAGATGGGGATTTGATAATAATCTCAAATTCGGATATCTATTTCGATGATACTTTAAACTTGCTACATTTGCACCTCACACCTGATAATGCATTTGCATTGACTAGATGGGATGATTTGAAAAATCAAGGACATCGTATGGTAGATGGTAAATTCGTGCCTCATTTTAATTCACAAGCATCACATGATGTTTGGGCATTAAAAACTCCAGTTAAAAACATATCTGATATGCATGTAGATTTCAATCTCGGAACGTACGCATGTGATAATGTGGTGGCATATCAATTAAGTAATTATGGTGAATATTTGGTTTCTAATCCATCATATGATATACGATGTTATCATATGCACAAAAGTGGTTATAGAACATATTCATCAACAGAACCAGTACCAGGCATCAGGATGGATGTTCCGCTAACATACTTATATAATATGGGTGAATAATGTACCTAAAATCTAACTTTATAGAACAGCATAGATTTGATAAGCATTTTGCAGAATTATCGCATTTACCATTTTCTTTATTTTTTGAATATCGCCCATCGTTATATGAACGCAGTATTAATGAGATTAACTTTTTAGTATTGGAGGAACCCAATGAATATTTTGATAATCATAGGTGGGCTATAGAAAATCAATCTCAATTTTCGGCAATATTTACTTGGGATGATATGGTATTAAATAATTGTAGTAACGCATTACTGCTCCCATATGGCGAATCTTGGGTGGATGCTGATGGATTTGATGTTATAAATCGAAAGCATGATAAGAAATTTGAGATATCGTTTCTGAGAGGAAATAACTTAAAAACATACGGGCACTCTATCAGACATGAGTTGTACAATAGGAGAAATGAAATATCAGCTCCAATAAGTTTTCATTCTAATATTATTGTGAATAATAATAAAACTATCAATGATTTAATTACCGGTAAAATAGATGTATTAGAAAATTTTAAATACAATATATCTATAGAAAATGTTAGTAGAAATGGATATTTTACCGA